CTGGAGACACCACTGGTGCTTTTGATAATGATAATGCTGCTAGTTTAAGAGTTAATTTTTGGTTATTGTCTGGAACAGGATTTACTTCTGGAACTTTAGCAACAGATTGGGAAAGTAGAACCAATGCAAACAGAGCAGTAGGTCAAGTCAATCTTGGAGATAATACATCAAACGAATGGTATGTGACTGGAATTCAGCTTGAGGCAGGTTCGGTAGCCAGCGACTTTGAATTTTTACCACATGATGTAAATTTAAGAAGATGTCAGAGATATTGTTATGCTGTAAATGGAATAGCATCTGATGAAACTGGTCTTGTAGCTTTTGGTTTAGCAACCAGTACATCTACTCTTAAAATTAGTGTAAATTTTCCAGTTCCTATGAGAGCTTATCCAAGTGTTTCTGAAGCTGGTTTACAAGCAAATATTGTTGGTGGTGCACAAGATGTTTCACTTAATACTTTACAAGATAATGCAAATACAACATATAGTCCAAGTAATATTACAGTAAATTTAACACCAGATGCTGGAACTCCTTTTACATCTGGAGATAGCCTTTTATTAAGATTGGATAATGCAACAAGTGCTAACCTTAAATTAGATGCGGAGTTATAATGATTAATAGTGTAGAAAAAATATATATTGAAGGAGAAACAAATAAATTTTGTTTTAAAATAATTACAGATAGTGAAACTTGGTTTGTTCCAAATAGCGAAGAAAACAGACATTATAAAGCAATACAAGAATGGGCCGCGATCGACGGCAATAACATTATCGACCCAGGAGCATAGACCATGCTCGGCCTGACTTCCATATCCGGTGCTCCAATATCGACATCGTTTTTTAATCCTAACGTTACAATTAATGTAACAGCAAATCCTTTAACATTAAGTATAGGTAGTGCAACTACATTAGCAGGAGCTTTAGTACAACCAACTGGTAGCCCTTTAACACTTGGCTTTGGATCATTAACTATTGCAGCAGCAGCAAACGTAACACCTACAGCTACACCATTTACTTTGGGTGTTGGTACAATTACAGTATCAGCAGCAGCCAATACAAGTGTCACAGGAAACCAATTGACCTTATCTACAGGAAGTGTTACAATCACTGCAGCTGCGAATGTAAGTCCTACAGGCGTGCCTATGACTCTTACTGTCAATGATCCAGGTATCATTACATGGCAACCTATAGATCCAGGAGCATCACAAACATGGGTTAATATAGACCCTTATTAGGAGAATTATGGCATCAAGTTTTTCAACAAATTCAAAATTAGAACTAGTCACTACAGGTGAAAAGGCCGGTCTTTGGGGCACGATTACCAATACAAACCTACAGATATTAGAACAATTATCTACTGGTTATTTATCATTAGCGGTTGGATCATCTGATCAAGCATTGGCATTAGATAATGGTGCAACATCAAATGGTAAAAATATCTACATTAAATTAACAGGCACTTTAGCAGCAAACAGAACAGTTACTATTCCAGACACTGCAGAAAGAGTGATGGTGTTTGAGGATGCAACCACTAGAGAAAGTTCTGGTTCAATAAAAACATTAACTATTAAAACAGTATCAGGATCTGGTGTTACAGTACCATCAGGTGCAACAGTATTAGTTTATTCGGATGGAACTAATATTAATCTTGGTATGCAAACCAAAGGTTATCTAACAGTAAACTCTTCTACAGTAACTGCTTATACAGCATCCGCTGGTGAACAAATTTTTGCAAATACAACAGCCAACCCTATTACAATTACTCTTCCAACATCACCTGCTACAGGAGATGAGATTACATTTATCGATGCAAGAGGAACATTTAATTCTAACAATTTAATATTAAATAGAAACAGTCAGCCTATCAATACAGGCACATCTAATCTAACACTAACAACTAACGGCCAAGCTTTTACATTAGTGTATGTAGATTCGACAAGAGGTTGGGCATATAAAACTAACACGGCGTAAGGAGCACGGACCATGGCCCTTATTGAATATAATTTTCTTCCGGGAATTGACAAACAAGATACAACTGCAGGTGCAGAAAATAGATGGATAGATTCTAATAATGTTAGATTTAGATATGGTCTTCCAGAAAAAGTTGGTGGTTGGTCTTCTTTGGTATCAGATACTATAGTCGGAGTTGCTAGAAAACAACATGCTTTTGTTGATCTAGAAGGTAATAGATATGTGGCTATTGGAACTGACAAGTTTTTATTGTTATACTTTGAAGGACAATTATTTGATATTACACCTATAAAATCTACAATTGGAAGTGTTGTTATGTCTGCTCAAGATGCAACACAAGAAGTATCTCTAACATTTTCATCTAATCATAATTTACAATCAGGTGATATTATTTTATTAGACAACGTGACTGTTCCAAGTGGTATTGGTTTAACAGACGCTGCTTTTGAAGATAAACTATTTCAAGTAACTAGAGTTACATCATCACTAATAGCAATTGTAACTGGAACACAAACTACAACAGGAGCTGCAGGTGGTGGTGCATGTAGTGTAATTCCTTACGAACCAGTTGGTCCTGCCGCACAATCTTATGGTTATGGTTTTGGTATTGGTCAATATGGTGGTACCGTTCAAAGTCCTTTTACAACAACTTTAAATGGTGCTCTACTTGCAGACACAAATGGTACAGGTGGATCAGGAACTGTTATTAACGTTACATCAAACTCTGGTTTTCCAACAACAGGAACAATAGCAGTTGGTAATGAATTAATTACATATACTGGAAAAGGTACAAATACTTTAACAGGTATTACCAGGGGTGCTTTTGGTACTGCAACTGTTGGTACATCAAACGGTCAAGCTCATTCAAATGGTGCAACGGTTACCGATGCTTCAAACTTTACTGGTTTTGGAAGTGCTGTACAGGCCTCTCAAGTAATATTAGAACCTGGACTTTGGTCTTTAGATAATTTTGGTCAGGTACTAATTGCAACAATTGGAAATGGTAAAACATTTACATGGAATGCAGGAGCTGCAGCACCAACAACAGTTAGAGCAGCTACTGGTACTTCTGGTTTTTCTACATCATCAAATCCAACAGCAACAAGAACAACTTTAATATCTCCAACAACACGTCACTTAATTCATCTTGGAACAGAAACAACTATTGGAGATGTAACTACACAAGATGATATGTTTATAAGATTTTCTAATCAAGAAGATATTAACAACTATACAGCAACTGCAATCAACAGTGCCGGTGATTTTAGATTACAAGATGGTACAAAGATTGTAGGTGCAATCAAAGCAAAAGAAACAATCTTAGTATTTACAGATAATGCACTATATACAATGAAATTTATAGGTGCTCCTTTTACATTTAGCTTTGAACAAGTAGGTACAAACTGTGGACTAATAGGTAAGAATGCAGTTGTTGAGATAGACGGTGCAGCATTTTGGTTATCACCAAATGGTTTCTTTATGTTTGATGGTACAGTTAAATCACTACCATGTTCTGTTGAAGATTTTGTATTTGATGATTTCGATACTACAAAAGGACAACAAGTTGCAGCAGGTATCAATAATCTTTTTACAGAAGTTGTTTGGTATTACCCTTCTTCTAGTTCTAGTTTTAACGACAAATATGTTGTATTTAATTATGGTGAACAAATGAGAGGTGGTGTGTGGTACACCGGAACAGAATCAAGAACATCTTGGATTGATGCAATTGTATATCCAAAACCTTATGGTACAAAATATGACAGTTCATCTAATGGTACTTTTCCTGTTGTCGTAGGTCAAAGTGGTTTGGGTCAAACTAAATTTTTTGAACATGAGGTAGGAACAGATCAAGTTAATGAAGATGGGTCTACTACTATAGTTTCATCATTTGTAAAATCATATGATATTGATTTAGAACAAAAACAAAGAAATGCACAAGGTAGAGCTAGTGGTCCTAAAGTTGCAGGAGAAGTATTTTTAGCAATGCGAAGATTTGTACCAGATTTTAAAACATTAATAGGTAATGCAAAAGTAAGTTTGGGAATAAAAAGATATCCTCAACAATCTGATAGCACAACAACGTTGAGTCCTTTTACAATAAACTCAACTACAATTAAAAAAGATACAAGAGCTAGAGGTCGATTTATAAACGTTAAAATAGAAAACGATGATAGTGGTGAATCCTGGAGATTTGGCACACTTCGTTTGGATGTACAACCAGATGGACGTAGATAATGGCTAAGATAAATGTTAGAATACCAGAACCAAAAACAGAA